ACGTGTATTGTTGCAAGAAATAGTGAAAATATAATGGGTGCAGCAAGTGATCTAACGTTAGATAAATTAAATTCGGGTTTTGAAATGATTTACTCGGGTTCAGCAGAAGGATGGGTATTAATCGGAGTGGAAGGTTCTGCTTCATAAAATAATTAAATAAAAATAAAATGGCAAATTTTTCAAGTTTTTTTCCCGCTGCAGCAACAGGTGGCGGTGGTTTTACTAAAATGAATAAGTACGTAACTGCGAGGTCTGGAGATGACGCAACTCATAAATTGAGTATAGATGTTTCAGGTAAAGTTGGCGCAGCAATTAGCGGGGGTGGGCAGACTTCTTTTCAATGGTATTCGGATGACACTGATTCAGATCAACAAGCATTAGTGACTGTTCAAGATGCATTAGTTGGTTATACTTTTAATATTGGTTATGGAACACAAACAGTTACAGGAAACACAGGTGCAGGATTCGGAGATAATCAAACATTGAGTTTTACCCCTGCGGTTGCAGGTGGAGTTCCATATAACCAAGTTTGTGATTTAACCGCGCCAACAACTTTTACAGTAAACCCAGCAAATGATTTAGGTTTGTCTGATGGGGACAGTCTTGGTTTTTTTATGATAGGAGGCGGAGACTATAGAGGTTCTAGTGGAACCACAGGAGCAAATGGAGGAAGACTTATATATGGAACAAGAATTATATCAAACGCATCTACAAATTTAGTCCTAACTCCAGGCATTGGTGGATCAAGTTCAGTTACAGAAACAGAATCTACTATTTCAGGAGGTCTTACCTTAACGACTGCTGATGGAATTATTCAGAGCGGACAAAAAGCAATCAGTGGAACTTACTCATTTACTGCTGGGGTTGGAGTTTTAGGTTATGGAGTTGGAGGCGGTACTTCTAGCGGAGGAGGGTCTAATAGTGCGGCACACGGATGGGGTCACGGAGGCGCTGGAGGTAATGCTAACAATTTAGGCTCAGACGGAGCTATATTATTGTATTATTAAAAACAAAAAAAATGTATTATAGAATTAAAAACGGAATAGCAGAATCTAAACAAGTGGATATTAACGGATTCAGTGGGGTTTGGGCACTAGAAGAAGAAGGATTTGGCATTGGTGATTTATGGAATGAAGATGACGGTTGGAGTCACCCAGTAAAAACAACTGAAGAAATTGAAGCTGAGGCAAGAGAATGGCGTGATTTAGAATTACAAGCGACTGATTTTATTGTGCCAACAACTGATTATCCAAATCGTGATGCGTGGATGACTTATCGCACTAGTTTACGGGATTGGCCAAGCACAAGTGATTTTCCTAGCACAAAACCAACTGCACCGTAATTGTGGAAAATATTCGTCTTTGGTTGATAAATGGGACGGCGGTTGGATTCAGCCTTGTTAATATCAATATGATTTTAAGCACGCTTGTACTGATTGCAACCTTAGTGTGGACAATATTACAAATAAAAGATAAATTATAAAATGCAACTTCCAAAGAACGGTGTGGCCAAAGAAATTCGACATTATGTCGGTTCATTGTTCATATTCTTGTTTGTCATTGGAATCATTGTTGCACTCATACAATTCCCAGTTCTTGACACAAACAAGGAAGTCGTAATGATGTTAATCGGTACGATAAGCGCATCAATTGGAATTGTGGTGTCAACCATAACTGGAAGCAAACCGGACGACATACAAGCGTTAAAATCAAACCTTGAAAAGAAGGAACATCAAATTGAATTACTTGTCAAGGCAAAAGATCAACTTGAAGCAATGGTCATTGATTTACAAAAACAAATGTTGGAAAATCAGGACGCAATTATGGACAAAATAATCTTAAAGGCGGCCATTGACTTCGATGAAAAAAACAATAAAAATGGAAAATAAACCAAAATGCGGTTGTGGTTGCAGTCAAGACCCAAATGGATATTGTGACGGATCACACTTAAATAAATAAAAAATGGATACAGTAATTATTATCGTTTCAATTTTAATTTTTGCCACGGCAATCACAATGGGTTTGACCTTGTATGGTCTTTTTACTGACAAAGACAAGGACGGAATCCCCGATCAAATTGAAGAAAAATTTAAGGATTTAAAAGACGACACCAAAAAACAAATCAGTAAATTAAAAAAATGAAACATTTCAAATTGTCAGAATTTGATTCACCGGATTTTCCCGGTAGTGGTGCTGGTAATATGGATCGCCGTTTTCTTGAAATGTTGGACAATGCACGCGAAATTTACGGAAGACCAATGCGTATCAATTCGGGGTATCGCACGATTTACAAAAATCAAGAAGTCGGGGGAAAACCAAATTCAACACATTTGCAAGGAATCGCAGCGGATGTGCATTGCAACAATTCCCGTGACCGACACGATATGGTCAAGGCATTCTTACAAGCCGGATTCACTCGTTTGGGTATCGCCAACACATTCATTCACGTCGATAGTGGCGACATCCATTCCGACAAAGATTCAAACGTCATTTGGACATACTAACACCACGGGTTCAACGATATGTCTGACAAAAAAAGATTTCGTGACACCGATGTGGGCAAATTCTTGCTTAAAAAGATACCGAACGTTGTTGCTGGTATTGCTGATAATACTGCCGTTGGGAACGTTATTAATGCCATTATTGGCGGGTCTGATATGTCGGAAGCAGACAAGCAAATCGCCCTTGAAAAACTTAAAAACGAACGTGCTGAAATTGATGGGGTTACCCGTCGATGGGTAAGTGATTCAAGAAGTCAATCTTGGCTTGCAAGAAATGTTCGTCCCCTTACATTGGCCGTGTTGGTCTGTGCTTATGTTGCTGGGTGGTTTATGGGTTTACCAACTGAAGACACCGCTTCGCTTCTTACATGGGTCTTGTGTGGGTACTTCGGAGCGCGTACGGCAGACAAAATTGGTGTTAAATTTCCAAACAAGAAATAAATGGCTAAAGGACTGAATTATCAACATATTGAAAAACCCAAAAAGAAAAGACCCGGAATTCACGCCAAGTCCAAACAATCACAACTGAAATCGTCCAAGAATTATTCTAAAAAATATAAGGGTCAAGGACGATAATGTTAAAAACACAATCAATAAATTTCTTGAAAATATTAAAAAATTCGTCGAACTTTGGCGGGTTAGTGGTTTATAATGTTTAATTTTAAAATAAAAACAAATGAATGAAGATTTAACAATTCGTAAGTTAGCAGAAAAAATTGCAAAGGATTTTCAATTAAGTGTTCGTGAACGAACGGATGCAATTTTGGAACTTGATTCCATAAGTATGACGAACCTTGGAATCGATTCAAAATCGAGTGAAAAAAAGAAGGTTAAATCTGATTCAAAATATTTGTACAAATTGATTTCCGGGTTCAATGAAAAGGACGGGAACTTATTATTGAAGGCACTTGATAAATAACTTACAAAAAACAATGCCGAAGAATTCCAAGAAGCCGACACGATCGAAAATCGTTAAAAAACTTGATGTTATATTTAGTCAATATATAAGACTTAAATATGCTGACAAGCGTGGAATGGTAAAATGCTTCACTTGCGACAAGGTTGGTCATTGGAAGAATGGTGGTATTCAAAACGGACATTTTCGTTCAAGACGTTTTTACGCAACGAGGTGGTCGGAAGATAATTGTCGACCCCAATGTGTCCGCTGCAATATGTTCGATTCCGGTCGGGCATACGAATTCGGTTTAAAACTCGGTGAAGAACTTGCGCAAAAAATGTATTTAGAATCACAACAAATTGTTAAATTTACAACCGATGAATTGATTGAAAAAATCAATCATTATTCGTCTGAAGTTAAGCGGATGACGTAATTGTGTTTTTTTGTTCATAAGGAAGGGGGTGTTTTTTTTTAAGCATCCCTTTTTTTTATTAAAAATTTTTTTTAACTTAGTAAAAAATTAATTATTTAATATGGACAAATTAAACAACAAGATCGTGGAACTTTACGGTGAAAACCAAGAATTGAAACACAAAATTTCAGTACAAGAAAAAATCATTGAACAATTAAAACAACAAGTAAAATGAACGAAACACAACTTCAAATTATTCGACAATCAAGTGCAAAGACGGCATTTGAATTCGCAGCAAAAAAAGACTTACGATCCGAAGATGGTTTTGCATTAGCAAAAAGAATTGAACAATATGTCATCACTGGGAAGTAAAATCAAACGAACTTATTTTAAATTTAATTACAAAAACTATTATGTCACAATCAGTAAAAGGAACAATCAGAAAAATCGGTCAAGAATCAACTTATGGCAAGACGCGCAAAAAATCATTAATCTTGACGACTGAAGATAAATATCCACAAACACTTGAAATCGAATTCTTAAACGACAAAATCAATTTGTTGCAAGGTTACGACCAAGGCGAAAAAGTAGAAATTGGAATCAACATACGCGGACGCGAGTGGACAAGTCCAAAAAACGAAGTGAAGTATTTCACATCATTAAGCGGGTGGAAAATTGACCGCACCGTTGGACTGACAAACGCAACACAAAACCAAGACCGAAAAGAAGCAAACGTTGATTTGCCGTTTTAATATCAAGGGGGACAATGTCCCCTTTTTTTTATGATCATAGATAAGAACACAATAAAAGACGAAATCCTTGCCATTAAGAATGGAAGTGTGGTTCAAGGGTTAAGAATCGGAATCCCGGAAATTGACGAATTTTATCGTCTTAAATTGGGGGGGTCTTTGGATATTTTTGCGGGTCATGCTGGTGTCGGTAAAACAACATTTTGTGTTTATTTGATGACCTTGTTTGCAAATAAATACGATTTGAAATTTGTCATTTGGTCTTCGGAAAATACTGCGGGATCAATATCACAAAAGATCATTGAATATAAAATGGGCAAACCAATTGACACCGCGACAGAAACCGAAATTGAACAAGCAATTGACTGGACGTATGAACACTTCAAGATTATTAAGGTTGAAGAACTTTGTACTTACAAGGATGTTCTTGAACAAATTCTTGGTGTTCATAACGCCTTGCCAATGGCTGCGGCATTTATAGACCCTTACAATTCACTTGCAAAACCAAAAGAAGAAATGAAGGCTTATGGAGCGCACGAATTGGATTATATGATTGCAAGTGAAATGCGATTGTTTGCTGAAAAACACAAAATCACATTGATGGTTTCAATGCACGGGGTGACTGAATCAAGTCGTAAGGTTCACCCGGTTACACATCCGATGGCGGGTTTTCCGATGCCGTTGTCTTATTCACAAGTTGAAGGTGGTGTGAAGTGGGCAAATCGTTGTTCGTCATTCAACACAATACATCGATATTTTCAGTCAAAAGACAAATGGAATGTCATGGAACTTCACGTCTTGAAGGTTAAAGAATACGTGACCGGGGGACGTCCGACAAGTCTTGATGACCCCATAAGATTGAAAATGCTTCCGAACAATGTTGGATATGAATTCGGTGGGGTTAATTTGATGCATGAACAGAAAACACAAAAAACAGTTTTATTTTGATTTATTCCTTGGTAATATTATTCGGGATTGTTTTGATTATTGGCCACATTAAAAAGGCTGAAATTCAAATTTCCCCAATATTTGGAATAATGGTTGGAATCTTATATTCGTATAACGATCACGAAGACGGTCGTGAATATTGGATTCAATGTTGTGTTTTCTTTGTGTCATTAACAATTATATGGAACGATCCGCCGACTGGCTTGAATATGTAGCAAAAGACCATGACAAATGGATTAAACTTGTCGAACGGTTCGGTGAACATGAATATCAACATGACATCGTTCAAGAAGCATATTTGGCCCTTTACAAATACACGACACCGGAAAAGATTATTCACAACGGCAAAGTGTCCGAAGGGTATATGTATTTCACACTCAAAACAATTACTTATCAGTTTTATAACGCCAAAAACAAGATCCAAAAGATTTCACTTGACGACGAAGAAAACATTTTTCATTTGGTTGCTGAAGACAACATTGAAGAACAAGAAGCATTTCACAAGATATGCACACTTATTGATCAAGAAATGGAATCTTGGTCTTGGTATAATCGAACCCTTACAAAATTATATCGTGACACCGATATGTCAATCCGCAAGATTGCAGCGGCCACAAATATCAGTTTTGTGAGGATATTTAAGACATTTAAAAATTGCAAAAATGAAGAAAAGAGAAACTTATGATGGGGAATATTTTTCAAATTTAACGCAATTAGTCTCTAATCATACCTTGAATTCCTGAATTGCGGTTTCAATGATAAGAAATAAAATGATGATTTACTTTATGATTCATTAAT